GCCCCGCGATCGAGCGCGCCATCAATGGCGCCGTCCGGTGCGAGGAACTTTGCCCGAGCGTGACTTGGCTGCGCGACGAAGCCGGGGCGGTGTCCGGCTACATCGTGCCCGTCGAGCCCGTCGAGCCATAGGCCGCCTAACCCATGAGCGCCCACGTTGCCCTCACTTATGCCGAGCGTGAGCGGGCTAGGTCGGAGCCGAGCGCGGCCGACGTGGTGCGGCGATTGGCGGACGAGCTACGGAGGGCGGCGTGACCTTGCCCGATCAAAAAGAACGCGAGCGGCGGGACAACCTGCGGCGGCTCGCTGAGTGCTACGCGCTGCTCTATAGCCGCCCAAGCCGAGAGCAACAGGAGGCTGCTGCCAAAGCGCTTGGTCGCTATGACTTGCTGCCGGATGCGCAAGGCGGAATCGAACTGGAGGCGCATCTTGGCCGGTGACTGGTTGAAGATGGAGGTTTCTCTCCCTGAGAAGCCCGAGGTCTGGCAGATCGCCGGCATTCTGCGGATCGACCCGGATGCGGTGGTCGGGAAGCTGCTTAAGGTGTGGCGTTGGTTCGACGCACACACCGAAAACGGTAACGCTGTCGGCGTTACCTATGCGTTAGTGGATTCAATCTCGGGCGTTACTGGTTTCGGCGAAGCGATGGCACTTTGCTCGTGGCTTGAGCAGGACGGCTCAGTGCTTCGTCTGCCTCGCTTTGGCAGGCATAACGGGAAAACCGCTAAGAATCGCGCACTTACCGCTAAGCGGGTCGCTTCTCACAAGGAAAAAAGTAACGCAGAAGGTAACGCTCCCGGCGTTAGTGATGCGTTACCTAGAGAAGAGAAGAGAAGAGAAGAGAAGAAAGAGCAAGATCAAAAGAAGTCCGGCGCGGACAAGCCGCGCTCGGGCCTGCCTCGGACAAAATCTGATCGCCAAACCTTCGCAACCTTCGTCGCCGACTGCCGAGCGAAGGGCGAGAAGCCGATCACCGAGGAACACCCGATCTTCGCGTTCGCCGAATCAGCCGGCATCCCGGTCGAGTTTGTCCGGCTGGCGTGGTTTGAGTTCCGGCGCACGTTCGGCGCTGGCGGCAAGGACGAGAAAAAAACCCAGGCCGGCGCGCGTGGCTGGCGGGCGCACTTCGACAACGCCGTGCGGCGAAACTGGTTCAAGTTGTGGTGGTTCAACGGGGAGCAGTGCGAACTGACGACGGCCGGCGTGGCGTTGCAGCGCGAGGCTGACGCGGCGGCGAAGGTGGCGGCATGAACGCCGTCGTTCGGTTCCCCGGCGCAGCCGAGGCCCCGCGCTTGCCGCCGTTTCGCGTCGAAGCCGAGCAGGCGGTGCTGGGCGCGATCCTGATTCACAATCCGGCGCTGGCCCAGGTGCAGGGCTGGCTGTCCGAATCGGACTTCTACCGCGCCGATCACCAGCGGCTTTACCGCGAGATTCTGTCACTCGCTGCGAGCGGTCAGCCGTTCGACTCGGTGACGCTGGCGGAAATGGAGCCAGCGGACGGGCAGCGGTATGTGCTGGAACTGGCAAGCACGACGCCGAGCGCCGCGAACATCGTGGCTTATGCCGAGATCGTCGTGGAGCAATCGCGGCTGAGGCAGGCGATTGACGCAGGTATGACACTCGCGAACAACGCCTATGAGCCTGCGGGCCGCTCGTCGGCTGACGTGGTGGCGATGGCGCAATCGACGCTGGCGGGCCTGCAAGCGTCCGTGTCGCGCGGCGGGCTGCAAGACATGGCCGCGTGCATGAAGTCGTGGTGGGCGGGCCTGCTGGAGCGTTACGAGACGGGCGAGCGCATGACGGGCCTGCCGACGCCTTGGGCGGCGCTGAACGATCTAACGTTTGGCTTGCAGCCGTCCGACCTGATCGTGGTTGGCGCGCGTCCCGCGATGGGAAAGAGCGTGATTGGTTTCAATCTTGCCGCCTTTACGGCGCTGCGCGGTAATCGGGTCGCGCTGTTCTCGCTGGAAATGCCGCGCGAGCAGGTAGTGCAACGGTGCGTGTCCGCGCTGGGGGAAATTCCCCACGACTGGTTGCGCTCGCCTGCCGTGGACAAGAACGCGGACTACTGGGGAAGGCTCACGGCGGCCGTGCCGCAGCTAAAGGCCGCGCCGCTGCTGATCGACGATCAAGCCGCGCTGACGGTCGAGCAAATCGTGGCGCGGACGAAGCGGGCGCACATGCAATCTCCGCTGTCGTTGGTGGTGGTCGATCACCTGCACATTGTCCGCATCAAGGGCGATAACCCGGTGCGCGAACTGGGCGACGTGTCGCGGGCACTCAAGGCGCTGGCGAAGGAATTGAGCATCCCCGTGGTGTTGCTGGCGCAGTTGAATCGCGGCAACACGGGCCGCCCTGACAAGCGGCCGACGATGGCAGACCTTCGCGCATCGGGCGAGATTGAACAGGACGCAGACTTCGTGATGCTGCCGCACCGCGAGGACTATTACCGGCCTGATCCCGAGACGCACGACAACGCGCTAGAGCTAATCATCGGCAAGGCGCGCAACGCGCCGGCTGGCAAATCGATCTGGCTGCAAACGCGTTTCGACATCATGCGCCTGGACGATTGGGAAGGCTCGCCGCCGAAGCCGATGGCAACGGCGCGCGCAGGCCGTGGCCGAGATCGCGCGGCGGGGTTTGACGCATGAAATTTCGCCCCAGCAAGACGCCAGCCGGTGCAGTGTGGAAGGCCTGCGTTGAGAGCGATGAAGGCTATTTCATCGCGCGCTATTCCGTCGTCGGCGGCAATAAGTTCGTGGCGACGAAGGACGGCAAGGCGCTGCGGTATTCGGAACTTTGGAACGACGACGCTAGCAAGGCGCGCGAGTACGAGGCGTGTGTTTTGGCTTGCGAGATGCATAAGGGCGAGAAATGAAACTCGCCACCGATTCCGAGCGGGAGGATTGATCCGTGAGTAAGTTTGAACGCCTGCAACGCTGGCGCACGCGCCTTTCTCGGATCATCGCGGGCTTGCTAGTCCTGGTGCTGGTGTCGGCGATTGGCACGGTCTGGACGGCGCACGCGGGCTATGAAAACCCGCCATGCGTTCCGCGCCTGCCTGATCCGCCGCTGGTGGTGGTGTTGCCGGACGGGACGGAAGTTCCGGCGACGACGGTGCGTTACGACCTTTCATCGCGTCGAATCGAAGTGGTCGGCTATACGCGCGTGTTCTGCGATGGCGCGGAGGGGGAATGAGCCAGTTCATCGTCAACAGTGACGACGCACTTAGCCGGACCATCGGCGACCTTCGTGCGGACTATGCGAAACACCGATTCCTGCGCGGGTCTTGGAAGTCCGGCAAGGATCGCTCACTCGACTACAACGCCCTGTCGCACTGCTGGTACGAACAGGTCGCGAACGAGCTGCGTGAGGACGACGCGGCGGGCGTCAAGGCGTTCTGCAAGCTGCATTTCGGTGTGCCGATCCTTCGCGCCGAAGATCCAGACTTCCGCGAGTTCTACGACGCCGGCATGAAGAGCGTCCTGAGCTACGAACAGAAATTGAAGGCCATGCGGTTTGTGCCAGTCACGTCGCTTATGACGCAGGACCAATTCGACCGCTACGCGCATGAAGTGCAAGACCACTATCGGGGCCGGGTGGCCTTGGAGTTCCCGAAGAAGGACGAGCAACCGAAGCGGAGGCGGGCGGCATGACCTTCGGCGGCAAGTCACTAACCAAGGCCGATGAGGCGCGGCGCGACTTGATTCATGCGGGTCATTGCATGGCCTGTATGCAACGCGGGATAGACCAGCGCGGCATGGGCGTCGTGCAGTGGCATCACCTTCTGAGCGGCGGGCGTCGAATCGGACACCAAGCAACCATCGGACTCTGTTGCTGGCATCACGTTGGCGCACCGTTTTGGGCCTGCACGCACGAAGAAATGCGCGAGGAATACGGGCCGAGTCTGGCCGAGGGCAGTAAGCCGTTTCATGCCGAGTTCGGTAGCGATGCGGAATTGCTGGCGATGCAGAACGAATTCCTCAAGGAGATCGCGTGATAACCGAGCAGTTGCAAAAAGACCTGCGCCACGCCGCGCGTATCTTGGTTGATAGCGGCGCGCTGGACGTTTACCTAGTGCGTCGATTCGGCCAGTTGCATCTGGTTTGGCACGGGAAAGAGAACGAACTGGTCGGAAGCTATCACTTCGACCGGAACAAGGATCGCCCCGCCGAATTCCGCGAAATGTTGGAGGCCGATCTAAAGGCCGCACTGGTCGAGCTCATGGCTCCGCCGAAGTTGGCCGCATGAGCACCACGCGAGAGAAAGACCGCGAGCGCAACCGTCGCTATGTGCGCCTGCCTGATCCGCTGAACCTGGCGCTGCGTTCTTGGCGTGCACCCAACACAGGCAGGATCGTTCCCGTATTGGGCATGACGTGGAGGATTGCGGCGTGATCTGGCGAACCGAGTATTGCAGCGACGGTTCGGGCGAGTGGCAGCAATCCGACACTGCCATCGGGGAGTTCGTGGTGGACGATGTGTCAGGCGATTTGCTGGCGATCTGGTATCCGGCCTATGTCCATTCGGCAGAGGTGGTGATAGGCCATTACCGCACGGTCGGCGCGGCGAAGCGGGCGTGTAAGGCGTTCGTAAAGCGCATGGCGGCGGCGTTCAAGGCGTGCGCCAAGGCGGGGTGGGAGTGAGGCGGGCGGCGCGGGTAGACGCGAACCATTCAGCCATTCTCGCCACGCTGCGGGCGCTTGGCGCGCATGTGGTTGATACCAGTCATGTGGGTGGCGGGTTCCCCGATGCGCTGGTCCTGCATCGCGGGAAGTGCCTTCCCGTCGAAATCAAGGACGGGGCGAAGCCGCCCAGCGCGCGGAAGCTGACTCCAGCGCAAGCGGTGTTTCACGCGGAGTGGGAAAGGGCGGGCTGTCCGGTGACGGTTCTAACGTCTGAGGCGGATGCGGTGGCATTCATAGGTGCGCGCGAGGCGGCATAACGGGAGGGCGGCATGGCTGCGGATGTGTTGTTCGATACGAAACCTGCCCCAGCGGTGGAACGGCTGGCGCGAATCGAAGGGCAAAGCAACTTCCTATCGTTGCTGGCCGGCATAGAGGCTGGGCCAGACACGACGGAGGACATGGCGGCGCTGGCATTCTCGCGGGCGCGAGGATGCGTCCCGGAGGCACTGGAAGCCTACGTTGCGCAGTCGTCGCTATTCCGCCTGCCGCTGATGTCGCTACTGTTTGAGGTCATCCGGTCGGAGTGGAAGCCAAAGCCCAAGGATTACCCGTGGATTCAGGGCGCGATTGCTGACGGGTTCTTGAAGGTTCAGCGGGGGGAGTGCAAAGGCGTCGGCCAACGGTCGCGCCGGTTCCGGGTTGACGCTTCGGCCTACGCTGCGATGCGGAAACTGGCCGAGGGCGTGTTTGTCGAGATGATCGCCAACGCGGAACGGCAGTGGTACGCGGCGAGGAAATCGGCATGAAAACAACGGGCGCGGTTTTTTTCTATACTGTCCAATGAGGGGCCGCTAGATGCGGCCCTTTCTGTTTTTCGGCGGCAGGGCGCGGCGTAGCCGGCACTGAGAAGGTTGGGCGCACCTAACCGTTCCGCCGTCATGTATCCCCTGAGATACACCCGCGGCCCGATGTTCGCCTTGCGATACACGCTGCAAGTGAGGATTGATCCTGCATGTCAGCCGTAACCGTCACGCGTTGCGCGGAGGGCTATCGCGTAGAGCGCACGTTCCGCAATCTGCCGGCTGCGTCGCGTGGTCTTGATGCCTTGCTGGGCATCCATGAATCCGCGTTTGAGCCTGTTGCGCCGTTGACAACGCTCGCCGCCGATCCGGCAACAGTCCGGCTAGAGGTGGCTATCGAGGCCGCGGAATCGGACGACCCTGCACCGCACGACGGCCGGGCGTTGTTCGACAACACGAAAGACGAGGATTGATGCTTTGCCCCAAGTGCGGCGGCCGGGCGGTCGGGAGCGGCGCGGGGCGTGTCCTGTGCCGGGACTGCGGCAAGACCAGCAACGGGCCTGAGCGCGAGGCGCGTGCGCGGCAGGTAGCGCTGGAGCGGGCAGGATCGGTATTTCCGCCGCCCGAGGGGCATACGGTCAAGGGTGTTTCAACGCTCTACGGCCCGGACGGCGAACTCAGGGCGCAATGGGTCAAGACTGACACCAGCGAGGCCGAGAGGCGTGCGGGGCTGGAGGCTTTGGCCGAGGCCGCCATATCCAAGCTGCCGCGCCTGAAAGCCCGTCCAGCGGTCGGGCGCACACTGCCGGCGCTGGGCGTGGGTTATCCGATTGGCGATGCTCACGTAGGGATGTTGTCTTGGCCTGCCGAGACGGGCGAGGCGTGGGATTTAGAGATTGCCGAGCGAATCCAATGTTCGGCAGTCGCGGCGTTGACTGAGGCAGCCCCGCGCGCTGAGTCGGCGGTGATTGTTAGCCTTGGAGACTGGCTGCATTACGACAGCCTGGAGCCGGTTACTACCCGCTCCGGTCATGTGTTGGACGCCGATGGGCGCTACGCGAAGATGATCGCGGTGGGCATACGCATCATGCGCCAGTGCGTCGAATCAGCATTGCGCCGACATGATCGGGTTCGCGTTGTTTGCGTTCCCGGCAATCACGACGAAACCGGCAGCCTGTGGCTAGGGATGACGCTTGCTCACCTATACGAGCGAGATGACCGGGTAACAGTTGACGACTCGCCTGCGCCGTTTCGGTACTTCCGCCACGGCAAGACACTGGTGGGGTGTCACCACGGCCACCAGTGCAAGGCCGACAAGTTGCCGGGGGTTATGGCGGCGGATCGTCCGGTGGATTGGGGCCAGACTGAGCACCGTTTTTGGTGGCTGGGGCATGTACATCACCAGTCCGTGAAAGAGCATCCGGGCTGCATCGTGGAATCGTTCAACACGCTGGCCGCAAAGGACGCCTATGCAACGGCTGGCGGCTGGCGAGCGCAGCGGAACATGAAAGCAATCGTGTTCCACGACGAACACGGGGAAGTGGCCCGCCACACGGTCAACGCGAGGATGTTTGCGTGAACGCGATCCCGCAATTGCCAGACGAAGAAGAAGCCGACGAGGCGGAATTTGGCGATGGTGACGGCGAAGGCGATCCCGAGTGTCTGTATGACGGCGAGACGTATCTGCACGGCGGTCGCGATTCGATTTGCGAGGAGTTCGGCCTTTTGGGCTTCTGCGTCCGTGACGGATTCCTCTACTGCTTCTCGGTTGGAGAAGGTGAGGTTTTGTTCGGCGACTTTCTCAAGAAGCGCGCAAAGTTTGGCGCGGTGAAGGCGATCAAGTGAGCCGAAAGATTCAAGCTTTAGAGGTTCGGATCGAGGACGCTTGGGGCGATCTTTCTTCCAAGCCGACGGCGCTTTATCTGCTGCCATTTGCGGGCGAATGGCTGATCGCGACGAATCCGAAAGGCGCGTCCCAGATCGGGACATACACAAACTCTATCCCGCTGGCGGATTTCCGCGCGGATGTTTTTGCGACACTGGAAGGGCTGCGCGCATGACACTCAAGGCATTTCACACTGACGGTCTTGGCGCGTTCGCGCATGTGGCCGAGGATGGCTCGATTCGCTGGCTTGGCCTGTTCGGCGGCGATCTGCGCGGCGAGACGATGAATCTTGTTTGCGATCCGCTGGAGACATTCGCCAAGTTCAAGGTCTATCGCCAGCGTCCGGGCTGGGCCGATTCGGGATCGTGGCCGGTGAAGGCGGCAGATTCGGATTTCTACGGCTACGCCGAGGCGTCCATTTCCGGCGACACGCTGACCCTGCGGCTTGACCTGGATGGTCGCGCGATGGGCCAGCCTGATGTGGATTTTTCGCCGCTGCCGCCTGCGCGGCTGATGCGCGAGTTGACGCTGGGGCTGCTGGCGTGAAAGACCAAGCCACGGAAGCCGCGATTGCCGCAGGTGCGCAGAAGGTGTCATTTGGGGCAGGGACAGTGGCCCTGTATGGCGGGATGACGGCGAATGAGATTGCCGCGTTCGGCGGTCTGTTGATCGCGTTCGTGGGCCTGTGTGTACAGGTGTATTACAAAGTCAAACACGACCGGCGCGAAACCGCGTGGCACCGCGAGCGCATGGACCGGGACGAGCATGAGGACGCGGGCGTGTGAATGCGCGTATCGCGCTTGCCGCTGGCTCGGTGCTGGCGGCGGCTGCGGCGTTTGTCGCATCGCATGAGGGGTACATTCCCTACGTCTACCCGGACCCTATCGCTGTTCCTACCTCGTGCTTCGGCCATGTCGGGCCGGAGAACACGCCGGGTCGGCGGTTCACTCGGGGCGAGTGCGAGAAGCTACTAGAGGCCGATCTGCACATTGCGCGTGACGCGGTTCGGCGGTGTGTTCGGATTCCGCTGACGGACGGGCAAGAGGTCGCGTTGACTTCGTTCGCGTTCAACGTGGGCGGGTCGGCGCTGTGCCGGTCAACGCTGGCGCGGAAGGCCAACGCGGGTTCGCCCGATTTTGAATGGTGCGCCGAATTTTCCCGATGGATTTACGCGGGCGGCAAGCGGCTGCCCGGACTGGTCAAGCGTCGGCGCGAGGAACGCGCCTTGTGCGAGGGCTGATATGTCGAGCATCGAGCGCGAACTAGCGGCGTGGCTGCTGATGATCCTGTTTCGCGCGGTGGTGTTCGTGTGCGTGGCGGCGCTGGTGGTGTCGTGTTTCCTGCCTGCCAAGGCCGCGACCGAGATCCCCGACTGCGATCCGGCAATCCCGCAGCCGCCGTTCGTGTTCGTACTCCCCGACGGCTCCGAAGTGCCGGTGACGCGTTGGGAGTACCAGCTTGATAGCCGGCGCGTCGTGCTGATCGGCAATGAACGCGTGTTCTGCGACGGGTTCGGACCATGACCTGGGCCATCGTCTCCGCATTCCTGCGCTCGCGTCTCGGCCAAGGGGTGATGCTGACCGGCGCACTGCTGCTGGCGCTGTGGTGGGCGTATTCGACCGTCTGGCAACGCGGGTATGACGTAGCGGCAGCCGAAGGCGATGCGCGCCTGCGTGGCGTGCTGGCGCAGATCGAGGCCGAACGCCGGCAATCCGAGCGCGAAGCCCGAGACGCCGAACAAGCCGAACGCGAGCAACAGGCCGCGATCGGCCAAGCCTACGAGCAAGGAAAAGCCGATGCACAAGTCGCTGCTGACCGCACTATCACTGACCTGCGCGCTGGCACTGTCCGGCTGCGCGACCACTGGCAAGGCTGCGAAAACGCCAAGGCCCGAGTGCCCGCTACCCCAGCCACCGGATCCGAGTCTGATGACGGCGCCGAGCTACGCCGACAGGGTGCGGGCGCTCTTGTTCTCGTCGGAGAGCAAGCGGACGCGCAAATCCGGGCGCTCCAGGCCGCGTTGACGGCATGCACCACGCCATGACCCCTCGCCGCTTGTCCCACGCCATCGCGCTCGTCCTGCGCTACGGCCACATCGATTCAGCCGGAACGGTCGCCATGAACCAATGGCTGCGCTGGGGCGTGTGATGGC